ATGATGAAGCATTGAAAAAAGATCAGGAAAACTGGAATAGAGCAATTCAAAACCGATTACAAGGTAGAGCACTTTCTAGGATTCTTAATTCAATAAAAAAGAAAAATGAGTGATTCTAAAAAGCTAAAAAAACTAAAACAAATAAGACGCAAAGATTTAGAAAGAAACCTTTTAGATGTAGAGTTAAAAGGTTATGACCATTATGTTTTTATCAACGAAAGAAATAAAGCTCAAGTTGTAACAGAACAAGGGAGATGGGTTGCAGAGCATATTCGTACGGCAATTCTAAAATTTAATTATGAGATTGATAAGACTAACTCTATGGTTGTTAAAGATTTTGAAAACAAATATCTTAAGGAATACGAAAAAACTTTTTTATCGGATTAATAGGTTTAGGTTTTTCTTTTCTCATTTCGGCTACAACACGGTTAGCTTCTAGTTCTATAAGTCTATTTAATAAAGAAGCCATAAAAATATCTTGGTCGAATTTTTTTCTAACCATATAAGTACAATATCTTTTTATATCAGTTAAATTATTAGATTTCATTATTTCTCTACATTGCATTTCGATTTCTAATTCCAATTCAGGAGGTGCTGGCTCGATGTCTATGTTGAGAAATTTAGTAATTTTCATGCTGGAGGAAAAAGTTGTTTTTCTAAAACTGCAACTGCTTTATCATCAAGCGTGTTTGTAGTTTGCTTGGCGATTGATTTTAATAAATCTACGACCAATCTTTTTACAGCAGTTGTTGTTAAAAAGGTCATTAAGATTGGTTTTAGAATCTTATACATGGAAAAAATATGTGTTACTTTCCAAACATAGCTAATTTGCTAGTATTAGACAAGAATCTTTACTTTTATGGCTGAAGAGAAAGAAGAAGAAAAAGAAGGTATTGAATGGGGTGAAATCTTTGGTCATGTAATCAGATTTATGATTTTGACTTGGAGTTTATCAATGATGACTCTTGGATACATGGGAAAGGTAAGAATTGATGGAGCGTTCACGGCTGGCTTAGTTTCAGGAGTCCTCGGTAGTTACGGGATTTCAGTAGGAAACAAGAAAAGTGGCACAGGTAACAACAATGGCCCTAAAATAATAGATAATAGTAAAAACAAAGTAGGTATCAAATGAAAAGACTATTACCTTTTATATTTCTTGTATCCGCACCAGCTTATGCGGACATGAATCATTCAATATCATCGAGCGTAAAATTTGAATCTTTATCGGCTGCAAGTACAGCAGATAAGATCGGATCTAGTTACAGCATAAGCGGTAATAATGTTACAACTGTAGATTCAAACTCAGCAGCTACATTGGGTGGTTTTGGTAACGCAACTAACGGAGTGCCTAGTATTTCATTTCCTTCTGCTACACAAGCTACTTCGGGGGAAGCGTTCAGTTTTGCACAATCCTATGTGGAAGGAGATGCCACACCAGGCAGTGCAGTTACAGTTGGTACAGTTCCAAACTTCAGTGACCTTACATCTACAAGTGCTGGATCTGTAGGTACAGCAGCAGTAGCACTAGATAATCATAATATTACAATGACACCAGGAACAGGAACAGGTATCGTAATTACAGGTCAGTTTGTCGTTGATCTTACTATCGAATGAGGAGGCTTCTTCTTCTTGGCTTTGTTATATCTGCTCCTTGTTACGCTGTGCCAGTTATACCTAATTTTACGCAGGGAAGTTCCACAAGTCGAACAGAAACTTCCACAATTATTACAGAGTCTATACGAACAACAGAATATAATTCTGGGTTCTTGTATTCAGTTACAGGATCAGGAATACAGCATGACGGATCTTCTATATCTCCAGCAGCTACCTCAGTTAACGAAACTATAAACGGAACTACTCATACATGGCAGGGATTAGATTTAAACCAAAGACCAAACTGGACTCAAACAACTCAGGGAAATGCTTTTCAATTTACAGAAGTCTATCAAGCACCTGGTTTGGAATCCGTAACCGATATAACCCGAACAATAGAAAGCACAAGCGTCACAGATACCACAACTATCTTCTCGCAATAAGCCTGATAAGTAATCCTGTATTTGCTAATACCAGCAATACGGCTGCACCCGTGGCACAATCATCATCTTCAGTATCGAACTTTGCTACTCAGGTGTTGGGAGGTCCAATGGTAGAAAATCAATATGGAAATGGGATAGTTTGTTCTGGTCCGCAGATGGGATTTACTCCTTTTGTAACTACAACATTTAATCAAAGACGGCCTCAAGATTACACTTATGAAACTCCTGTCTACGACACAACAGATGCAGATAATGATGGAGTGCCAGATAATCCTGGGAATATACTTTACTATCAAGAAAACTATAGTGGTAATAAGGATTCTCTTGGACTCAACTTTGGGTTTGCATTTACATTTAATATTCCATTAGATAATAGATTTCAAGACTCCTGTTTAGAGGCTGCAAATACCCAAATAAACCTACAAAAACAAGAATTAAATGCAAAAATGCTCAACTATGAGATAGCAAGACTTAAAAACTGTGGTGAACTTATGCTGGCTGGTATATATTTCGATCCAAAAAGTGAGTTTGCTAAATTATGCGAGGGAGTTCGTATCGCTCCAAAACCTAATCAAGTTATACCGCACACTCACGAACTAAAAATAGGTCAGTAGATAAGTCACGGGTATTACACTTATCTACGGATAATTATTCTACCTTATCTTTCTTCTTTGTCAGCTTCTTAAATAAATTTTTTATTAGAGGTTTGACAATATTAAGCAGTAGTGGAGTAGAGGCAGCAACAGTAGCAATAACAGCAGTACTAACAAGCTGTGGAGGATTCGGTATGTATTGCTCGATGAATTTAACGTCCTCATAAAGCGTTATACATTTACTACCATCTTCGCTTCTTTTATGCCCAGACACACGCTCCAGTTTAAACTCTGAAGCATATTGTCCTACTCTTTGGTCATTTGGCCCAGGGCACTCAACAAAAAGCGGCTTATCTTCTTTTTTCTTTGGTTCGTATTTCGGTGGTTCTACTGTTTCTGGTACAAACTCTTCTGTCTGATTGGGGGTTTCGGATTGCGTGTATTTAAATTCGTTGGGGTTATACTCCAAAGGTTCAAAACTAGGAATACTAAAGTTACCACATTCTGTATATGTTCCATATTCATCTTTAGGGTTATCAATAAGACTAGTTAAATTGTTTCTATGAACTCTTACACAACCTGGAATATCTACAATAGGTTTATTTATGTGATTTACTACTGGATTATTAAAGTTCCATATTGGTATTTTATGTATTTCAACCTTATTTATTTGAAAACGAGGTATTTCAATCGTAGGCATCTCTAGGAAGGTAAACTTCTACAAAAGAATTACATTTAGGACATGACAGATTAGTTACCATACTATATTCTCCTGACATTATTGGATAATCTTCTCCATCCATATCGTGATCTCCACCCCAGATCAATTCAGTTTTACAATGCCAACAATTCATTTTTTCGGTATAGGTATAGATGGGCCTGTTGCTTGAGGCATTACATTATCTAATACTTTAGGCATAGAACCTTGCACATTTTTTAAAATTTCATTCATAACTTGAGATTTGAAATTTTCAGAAGTTACATACCTGTAACCTATTACTCCTGTAGCAGTCATGGAAGCTACCATTAGGAATGAGATGATACTTAAAGTATTTGCAATTTTTTGGAACATTTTTTATGTGGAAAGAAGCATTTTTAAAAGCCAGTACACCAATTACTTTGATGGTTTTGGCTTTGATTCTTGGGTTAGCTCCACTGTACCTGTTGGCTGGGATTCTTGCTCGATCTTCCTCAACAACATTTCCTTCGCCTGTATCCCACCCTCAATCATCAAAATAGTTCTATTAGCTTCCATTAAAACTTTTTCTGCTTGTTCTTTAGTCTTTGTTTGTTTTGCAAGCTCTTCTTTCCATTGAACTAATTGTTTTTCAATAATTGCTTTCATAAATCAAACGATAGTAAGAGTTTCGCCAGATCCTACAGTAACAGTAACACCACTGTTTATTGTAATAGGACCAGCAGACATGGCATTTTTGCCGTTAGTAATAGTATAGTCAGTAGTTACAGTTTGACCATTTTCATAAAATATTTCATCTGATCCACCACCAGTAGCACCAGCAGATATTCCTGTAAGGTTTGACCCATCAACAGCAGGAAGTGTGGAAGGAAAACGTGCGTCAGGTAATGTTCCCGAGTTAAGGTTTGAAGCACTGCCAGCGGTAAAACCGCCAGATGTTCCAGTTGTGTTCTGGTTTCCAGCAGTATTCACACCAGGAAGATTTATATTTCCTGTTCCATCAAATGATACTCCACCAATATTTCGTGCAGTTTCAAGAGCCGTTGCAGTTGCAGCATTTCCTGTGGTGTCCTGATTTAATGTGCCAACAACGAAATCTATTGTGCCATCACCATCTTGGTACGTTACTGTTATACCTGTCTCGGTATTACCTGTAAGCATACCTCCGACAATATCTTGGACTTGCTCATTGGTTAGAGTTGCAGTTATGTAGCCAGCACCATTTGTTATCGCATTGTTATTTAGAGAAATATTAGCCGTTCCATCAAAACTTACCCCTGCAATAGTTCTGGCAGTTTCCAAAGCTGTCGCCGTAGCAGCGTTTCCAGTTGTATCTTGATTAAGTGTTGCAACTCTAGCTGCTGCAACCGTTCCAGATGCAATATTACTTCCATTTAAATTTGTAAGTGCTGATCCGTTAAGTGCTGGCAATGTAGACGGAAATCTTGCATCAGGTACAGTTCCTTCTCCAAGATCATTTGCATCAAGAGAGGCGTATTCTGCTTGACCTATAGCAGTCGAACCCGATCCAGAAATACTTTTTATTTTTAAATATTTATCAGCAGCAATTTGATTATCTGGAAAAATTAATGTGTAAGATTGTCCTGCACTATGAGCAGGTGAAGCTAGTATTATTCCATGACTTTGTGCAGAGCAGTTTAGTTGTAATTTACCATCATTACCTCCAGCACCTCTAACTTCAACAACTCCAGTGCCATCTGGTTCGATTTTTACATTACCATTACTGGTTGCTGTGGTGATCTTACTTGATTGAACATCTAAATCACCTCCAAGTTGAGGTGAGGTATCTTCAACAAGATTTGCGATAGCACTAGCAGCAATTCCATCAAGTTTTGTACCATCAGTTGCTACGTCACGACCATCAACTGTGCCTGATACTGTGATATTTCCTGTAACACTTGTATTTTCTTTTAATAAAATTTGAGAAGAATCAAATAAAGCAATTTGAGTTGCAAAATTTCCTGTAAGAATTTCAACCCCTGTATCACTTCCAAACTGCAATTTTCCTGTTCCATTATCTAAGAATCTTGAATGTGAACCATTATGAAAAATCTGTAAATCATCCCCTGCCCCGAATATAGCTTTACCATCATCAGCAAAAGTAAGATCTCCAGTTACACCACAGCCCGCTGAAGTTGTTTGAAATTTTTTACTTCCGTCATAATAAAGTTCTGTCGTTCCATTCTCAACAAACTTAGCCATATAGCCATTGTTTGATGCGTTAGATACACGAAGTGTCCCATTAGTTCCTAGCCAAGTATCTCCACTTGTATTATTTATAACTAAATCACCTGTGTTAGCGTGTGTAATTTTACTTCCACCGCCATCGTGATAAATTTGTAGATCTGAACTAGCTCCAAAAACTGCACGGTTATCTGTACCAGAACCTCCATCACTATCTGCGAATACTATATTTTTATCATTAGTATCTAAGTTACCGCCTAGCTGCGGTGAAGTGTCATCTACAACATCAGAAATTCCTCCACCTATTTCAGCAACAGAGTTATCGTCTTTCTTTGTAAATAATTTAGCTGTATCCGTTCTTAAAGCAACTTCTCCGACAACAAGATCACTAGCACTTGGGTCGCTACCGCTTGCTCTTTTTAATTTAATTGTGTTTGCCATTGTTCGACCTCCTGATGGTTAAATTTAGTATGTTCCTCCATCTATATCAAAACTAGAGGCACTTTCATCTTCTAAAAATGTAACCAAGTCAGATAATGCAACTTGTTTCATTGTTCCAGCGTCATTCATTACTAAACGATCTGCTGCTGCCAAAGTTGTAGATGTTGCAGAAGTATCCCCGTCCATAATGTTCAGTTCAGAAGTTGATACTGTCGCTCCATCAAGAATAGCGACCTCAGTTGAAGTCAAAGCTGCTAAAGCAGCCGAAGCTCCAGACTGACAACCAGATAAATTAGCTAAATCTGCATCATAGGCTTGAACATTAGTCCCAATAGCAAGTCCTAAAGCTGTTCTGGCTGCACTTGCACTTGTAGCACCCGTTCCACCATCACCAATCGCAAGTGTTCCTGTGATAGAACTAGCAGCTAAATCAACAGCTAATTCAGTTGATTCAATAACTAAACCACCATTGGCTTTAAGGTCAACACTCAATTCATTACCAGATTTATCTAATCCATCTCCAGCAGTTACGTTACCACTTGAAGAAAAAGTACTATAAGCGAGGTTGTTAGTTCCTACAACAGCAGATCCTTTATTACTTGTACATACAAAACCAATATCAGCATTAACAGATCCTTGTTCTACAAAAGTAAACATTCCAGAAGCATCTGCACCAGTAGCTAAATCATCAGCCCTAGCTGGTGTAGAACCTACAATATAAATACCATTTTGAGTTTGAGTGCTTTGATCTTTAACCAATACTCGATCATTTGTTGAAAGAGTAACACCATCTAAAGTGTCTCCATTATTTAATGCTGTTGCAATTGTGATATTTGCAGTTGTCGCAGCTACACAACTTTGTTTTACATCTAATCCCTCACTGACAGAATCTACATAGCCCTTAGTTGCAAAATGAGCATCGGCTGTGGGTGTAACTCCAGAAACAGTGCTTGTTGCACTTGCTAATTGGTCAAGTCTATTTGTTCTTACTTGTGTATCAAAATCACTGATCTTCGATGCTGTTAGCGTTGGAATATCTGCAACAACAAGTGACCTAAATGTAGGTGCAGCGTCACTACCTGTTGTTGGTCCTGATAATACTAAATTAGCTCCTCTTACTGTTGCTTTATCAAAAAATGCTCCCTTACCACCAATAGAAATAATACTCGTAGCAGAACCTCCCGATCCTCCTGTGCCCGTACCATAGACTAAAACTTCATCGCCTTCTCTGAAAGCAACTTCAGCATTTTCTAATGACGTTGGGTTTGACGATCCAGTAGATCTTTTTATTCTTATCGTGTTAGCCATCAAAAATTCCCTCCATCTACGAGTGTAAGTTTAGTTGTTGTAGTATCTGCTTTAAAGTTACCAGATGTGGAGTCATAATACAGTACTGATCCATCAACTTTTGCAGAAACGTCAAAAGTTAGACCACTAATAGATCCTGATGGACCTTGTGGGCCTTGTGTTGTGATCTCAACTGTAGTTACATCAGAAACCTGTGAAACTACAACTTGATTAGGATTGCTCATGCTGTGTAACCCTCACTTATAAATAGTTTACCTTCTAAATAATAGTTTTTGCTACCACCTGGTTCTGTTAATAATACGTCATAAAACAAAATACTTGGAGTAAAAGTAGCTGTTTGTGTATCTGTAAGAGAAATATCTACAATTCCATTGGTTCTATCTGTATAAGCCACTGTCCAATCCGCATATTTTGTGGAGCGTGATTCATCATAAACTTGTGCAGCCACAGTATATCCAGTTAAATTTATTGCCGATCCAGTAGAATCTTTAAATGTCAATTTAATAGGAAAGTCTGCTCTCCTATCAACAGTAAAATTTTTTTTTCCAGGAATTATTGCCATTATGCACTTATCTCATAAAGAGTTATAGATGAGAAAGATGGAGTTGCATAAAGTTGATTTTCACTAGCATTTGTTTTATTTAGCGAAAATCCTTGTGAACTATTACTTGTTTTGCCCTGTGCCTTGTAAGTAATGGCTGATGTAGTAGCTGGACTATCTAAATATTGAACTGTACAAGAGTTAGTAGAGTGCTGAGTAGTTCTTATCAACCACCATGCACCATCTTCTTGGTTTCCATGCCCACTTTCAGCTACACCACCAGCACCAGAAATAGCAGACCCATCTCTTACAATCCTACCTATAAAAGAGTGATTTGCTTCTTTACTGATAGCAATACTGCAAACAATTAAAACTTTATTACTGTTAGATGATGGTGTGATTGTTGCTGTTACTCCAGTTAAATCTGTATAACTTGTGGCTGTGCTTGTCATATGAGTGTTGGTATCTACATGAACACACTGAATAATTCCACCATTAGAACCACTTGGTAGACCACCTGCAGGAACGATTGAATTGACTTTAAGTTGGCTCATTGTGCTATCTCCATAACTGAAATACAGGAAATACCCCTGTAATCTGTGTTGTTCCAAATATTTATATACATAGTTCCGCTTATAGTTCTCCAATAAGGGCTGTAAGTTCTTGCAGTTGTATTACCTGCTGTTTCAATAGTTTGAATCAAAGTTGTTCCCATGAAATTTGCATTTGTATAAACAGTGGCGTGTCCATCGTCATTAGCAGATTCAAAGTTTGTAGGACTGTTAAAAATGCTTCCGTCTTTTCTCATCTGAAATATTCCAACAGAGGAGTTACTGGACATGGTGCAGTATAAATTTGCTTGAACTAGCAACTTACTTGTAGAAAACAACGGTGTAATAGCACATCTTAAGTCTGTAGCTATTTCTCCAAAAGAATTACTATTTACACTTGCAGCATCTAATTTTTGAGCAGTGACGATTTGTAATACCCTTGATAAATTATTACCAGAAGTATCTTGAAGTGCATTAACTTTTAATGTACTCATGGCTTAGGATATTTAGCTTTTACAGCAGCAACGTGATCCTTCCAAGTAGTCGTACCATTTACAGCATCTTTATATTGCATATCCAACTGGTCGCCTATAGAAGCATAAATAGTGTCTGTCGTACCAGCTTCGCCTGTTCTCTGACGCTGATAAAGAGTCGCAGTAGCTTCATTGTTTAACGTGGTTCGTGCAGCATCTATAAGGGATTGATCTAAAGTTACAGAATTACCGCTTGCGTCATAAGCACCCGTTGAATCATCAACAGTAACTACTGTTCCAGCGTATGCTTTGTAAATCGCTTCGTGATCTAAGGCCATAATCAGTTTTTAATTAGATTATACACGGAAGTAATCATGCTGACACCTCCATTACTGTTATTGAAGAGGCTACTCTTGGAGTATCATCATCATCTGAATCATCAGATGTTCTATTAACGAGTGTGTTTCTACCATTATTTCCTTGAATTTGTACTTTATATGTTGTTGCGCTTGTTGTACTCGGTGAGTCTAAAAACACAGCTTGTCTGTCTTGAATAATGTCATAACCAGCATTACCAGATTGTCTCGAAGTACCAAAAGATGCTTGAGTTCGATTACTAGCTGCATCACCTACATAAATCGCAGTGCTACCTCTTACTAATCTCCCTGCAAAAGCAGCATCTTCGTGACCAGCACCTACTTTTATATCAAGAATAATGAAAATTTTACTTGATGAAGAAGTTGGAGTAATAGATACAGACAGTCCAGTTACATCTGTATAAGATTGTGAACTTGTGGAAAAAGTGTCTGTTTTAGTTGTCTGTTTCATTTGAATTATTCCACCACCACCGCCTGTTGGTACTCCTGATACTGGTATTATGCTGTTGACTTTTAATTGGCTCATAATTTAAACGACTGTCCAGGTTTCACCAGCACCAACTGTAACTGTTACCCCTGATTGTATAGTAATTGGACCAAAGCTGCCAGCATTTTGTCCATTAGTAATAGTATAACTCTGTGTAACTGTTTGGTCGTTTTCCCAAAAAATATTGTCACTTCCAGCACCTTGAGCACCTGCTCCAGCAGCAGCCCAACTTAGCGTTCCAGAGGCATCAGATACCAGGGCATATCCAGAAACAGCAGCATCGGTAGCTGGCAAAGTCCATACAACATTAGAAGAAACTGTAGCTGGTGCTTGAAATCCTACATAATTACTACTATCAGCATCAGCAAAACGTAAATCATTTTGTGCTTGGAGCGTAAGCCCATTCGCATCCATTATTAATCTTTCTGTACCACCTGACGAAAATCCCATTACATTTGCAGATTTTCTAAATAGTCCAGTATCTTCATCCCCATCAAAACTTAATGCTGGAGTTGAGGCACTACTTGAATCATCAAGTTCTAAAACTCCTGTCATTGTGCCACCTGATCTTGATAACAACCCTAAATTAGCTTGATCTATACTTCCTACTGTTGTAAAACTACTTCCTGATCCTCTTATTTTTAACGTATTGCTATCGCTTCTTAAAAACCACATTCCTGCAACACATTGAGAATCTGCTAAATCTGAACCATTTGAATTACTAGATTGCAACGCTTTTAAACAAGCTTGTATATCAAGCCTTACAGATTGACCAGAGGCATTATCAATAGTGAAATCAGTTACGTTACTCATGATTAATTACTTCTTTTTTTCATGTTAACCTCCTTTACCAAAACCAACAGCACTATAGGTAAAGTTCCTATCAATACTAGCATTACTTG